GGTTTAACATACCCTTAGGTGCTTGTTTAGACCATCCATTGTTTAGTCTTTCAGCATAAGGGTAGTTGGCTTGAATAGTATCATTAACTAAACGAGTATTCTTGCGGGCGTTGCCAGTATCGATTGGAGTTAGTTCAACAAATTTCTGATGAGATTGTTTAGGAAGTTTTAAGAGTTCTTTCTGAATGCTCTTAAGTTCACCTTTAATCATGTCGTTAACTGATACATCAATTTTAATCATTGTTACGCTCCTTGACTTGTCTGAGCATTTCTTTCATCTGCTCTACAGTTAACTCTTTAACTGGTTTTACATAAGTGCCATCTGCGACTTGCTTTCGGTAATGTTGGTACCTTGATGCTACGTCAAACACATAAAGATCAAAGGTAGTCGCATGTTGCATTGCTTGACTAGGAAGTTGATGGTATCTACTAGACAGCGCATCTAATGACACCATCATTTTCACTTCTGTGGATTCCCAGTCAGGCACATCACCTATTACTTTCCCAACAGTTCTACAATCTTAGCGATAGCACGAACTAACACTTTGCTAGGTAGCATGTTATCACCTGCGATAACTTCTTTACCTTTTTCATCTAGAATCAATGTGCGAACGACATTAACCATTGCACTCATGTCAGCATGATCTGCATTTGCTAACTTCATAAAAATGTCAAGAGGTTGACGATCCCATGTATGGAAGGTCAACGGCTCATTAAATTCTGCTAGAGTATCTTCGTCATTTAGAGATACTTCAACTAGTTGTGGCTTTGCTGCGAGTTGGCTTAGTTTCATTTTATCTTTCTTCCTTTAATCTTGATATTGCTGTTTTCGATCCAGCAGAGTATTTATGACTACCAACGCGAACGAGATTCTGTTATTAATCTTGTCTGCATCTTTGTTCAAACAGTTTAATTCATTTCTTGCTTTTGCTATTTCAGCCAATAGGCTTTGTAGCAGTTCTTTGTCACTCTTTTTATCTAAAACTTCCATCTTTAAATCTCCGTTAAAAAAGCCCTTTCGGGCTTTGTATTTATGGTTTGCTTTTGCAGTTATCAAAATGGTACCTGTGTGTAACTCCAGCACCTCCAGTAAATCCACAGTGTGGACAAGTAACTTTAGGTCTAGGTTTTCCTTTTCTAGTTGCACTCATCTTTTGCCTAGTCTCTTCAGAGGCAGTCCAGTTTAACGTGCTCCGGTCAATTGTAGCCCATCTTGCAGTATGGGATTCGGACATTTTCTTCTTTGCTTCTTCAGTTATAACTTGCTTGGCTCTTGCGTCTTTAATTTGTTGGCGGACTTCATCACTTGGTCCTCCCCAATAACTTTTAGCAAATTTAATGTTATCAGAATGTAATATAATTTCAACATTGTCTTTACTATACGGACCGATATCTTCCTTTCTAGCCATCACATATCCGCCGGAAAATGTTCCTCTATTTTCTAAATGCCCAGAGTCAATCCAAATCTTTAACCATTCATCAAATGTTAATTCGAAACTAATCGGATCACCGTTTCGGTCTATTCTTCTTTTAGAATAAGATTTTTGAAATTTGTAGGCGCTTTTAAGTTTCTTTAGTTCATCAGTAGTCATAATATCTCCAAAATAATAGGGCCTTGTGGGCCCTATTATAATAACACACTATAACTATTTAGTCAACAGTTAAGGTATTAGGCGACTGTATAACTGCCGCTTACCGTTATCGTTATCGGAGTTACCCAAACCGGACTGTCAGCACTAACAGCAGGTGCTAGACCAGTAACATAACCCTTACCGCTAATAACCTTAGTGCCTAGATTGATTTCGAAGTCGATCTCAGTCTTAGCATTAGATAGACCAAATAGGCCTAACTTAGCAGCAGATCCTGTAGTAGCGCCAGTGGCACCAAAGAAGGTATCGTTTTCAACAACGATGTTTGCACTGATAGAGTTAGTAGCAGTAGTCGGAACCTGTAGTTTTGCAGATTCGTTTAGTTGTGTCCAGGAGAAAACGTCAACGGAGTTGTTAACAGTTACGTCCTGTAGAGTTGGGATTGCTAGATCACCAGTAACAGCAGTCGCTAGAGTTAGGACTGGGTTGCTAGAACCAGCAGCAGATAAAATGTAATTTGTTGCCATTTTGTATATTCCTTATTGAATTAGTTTTGTAAATCTAAATTCGAAAGCAGTAACCATTAAGTCTTGCTCGTGATTCGTATCTATTGTGACCTCTCTACGGAAGTAATCCATAAACTGATCTTTTACTGCACGGATCTGACCGACTGTTTGGCTGTAGTCTTTCGGCAATTGCTTGCTATCGTTTGAGAAGAAAACACGGACTGTAGTTACGTGAGCCTCTACATCAACCCCGTTCATGACTGGCATAAACGATTCGACTGAATATTGATCTTCATCAACATAAATCTTCTTAGGGTTTTTGAGATACATCACAGTACCACTATTACCGAATGGAAGTTCCTCGCTTACTGAGTAAGAACCGAACTTAATCGTCTTTAGGTATGCTAGGACTTCTTCTCTCATCGTATTCTCTTTAGTGTGATTTGCCCTGGGTTACTTTCTGCAGTTGATACAACACCATCTGCATTGAAATCATACCAGTCACCTGACTTAATCAGTTCTATGAACAATGCGTCAGCCTTTTGTGTATAGTAAGACATCTTGCTTCTTTCTGAATTATCTTGGTTGTCGAAATCGGCTACCATTGGCAAAATATATTCTGCTAGTGCCTGATAAACAGCCAAATCAGTGAAGTCATTCTTTCTTGCTATGATTAAGGACGCATTTACACTTGGAATGGAAGAACCATAAAAATGATCCTTCCACCAGTCAGTCGATTTAATCTTACTTAGAACACGCTCAGTCGCACGGACTAAGAGAGTTTCGATAACGTCGTCAGTGAGTCCTTCATTCTGATCAAATATTCGTTGATCACGATCGATAACATCTTGGACGTCAGCGAAACTAATAATCAAAGAACCTTTTTTAATGAAGGACATCACCGTCTCCTATTATAGAGCAGCGTCGCCGATGATCTTAACTGCTAGTTCTGGGCGTAGAATTGCAGCACCAGCAACTAGAGTCATTACAACGTCAGTTGCACGAGCAGCAGCACGGCGTTCAGTTTCCATAGTTACAGCACCACGTTGAGCAACACCGAATGCAGCAGGAGCAAATACGCAACCGATTGCATCGTCTAGACCGTCAACTTCAACGCCAGCGTGTTCTAGGATAGTGATACCAGCGATCTGGCCAACAAAGTAGTTGCCTAGAACTTCGGAACCAACAGCAGTGCTGTTTTGGTAAGAAGTAGTAGCAGTCATTGCGGACTTGATAGCGTATGCTTGCTTTGGATTTAGAACTGCAAACAAAGGACCTTGGTACTTGTTAGCACGGATAGTTGCAGCAGCCTTCATTAGGTCAGCAACAGTATTTTCAGTACCAGCAGAACCGATAGACTGAGTAACGGAAGTGAATAGAGCGATTAGTTCAGCATCTAGGCCTTCAGCAAGTGCTAGACCTGCTTGTGCTGCTAGAGAACCGATAACGTTTTCGGAAGCAGAATCGCGTAGGAAGTCAGTTACTTGATTGTAAGTAACGATTTCAGCAAGAGCGATAGTCTTGGAAGTTGTGTTAGTGTCGCCTGCAGAAGCAGCAACGCCTTCACCAGGCTTAGAAGCAGACATACCTGCCCAGACTGGAACTTGAACAGTTGAACCTGCGCCAACTGGGTAATCGAAAACTGTAGCAACTGCGCGAGCAATGCTGGTTTCGTATAGTGCGAATTGTGATTGAACTAATAGGTTAGTGAATAGTTCGCTGTTGTTAGATGTAGTGTTAGCCATTTAAATATCTCCTTAGATTATGGACTTAAATTAAGCCTTTGGCCTTAGCCTCAGCGTATTTCTTTCGATGTTCTGGATTCTTCATATCGAGAGTAGTTAAATCCACCTTTCCGGATGTGCTTTGTGCAATGCTGCTCTTTGTAGAACTTGTTGCAACAGTAGGCTGTACGAAATGGGGATTCGAATCTAGGAACTCTTTAACTAGATCGTCAACGCTGAGCATATTGCCCGAGTCGTTGTAGCGAACAGTTCCGTTATGATCAACCACTTCTACCTCACCTTCAGCACCTAGACGAACATTGGATTTTAATAGTGACTTAACTTGCTCTGCATTAACAGCACGGAATCGCGCAGCAGCAGAAGTTAACGGACTATCAATCTTATATTCCTTGATGATACTATCTCTCTTCTGAATCTCAACATCTTTCTTGCTTAAACTCTCTTGTAGAATCTTTTCAAAGTCCCCACGCTTAATTGCTT